CGCTGACGCGAATTTCTTCCAGATATTCCTTGTCGAACCGCTCCGGCCACAGGCTCTCGCCCGGCTCGCGCTTGAGAATGTCGTCATCTTCGGCCAGCGCCGGGAGATCGATCTTGTGCCAGAGCCGCGCCTCGTCGATGGTGTAGAACGGATTGAGCGGATCGGTGAGGCGACCGATGAGGTCGTCTTCGGTCCATTGCGTGGTGATCAGCACGATCACGCCGGTCTTGTTCATCAGGCGGGTGCGCAGCACCTGCGTGTACCACGACCACAACGTGTCGCGGATGACGGCGCTGTCGGCTTCCTTGCGGTCCTTGATTGGATCGTCCAGCACGATGAGATGCGCGCCGCGACCGGTGATGGCCGAGCCGCGACCGACGCAGAACACAATGCCGCCCGCCGTCGTCTCGACGCGGTTGACCGCAGCCGACCGCTGCTTGATTTCGAGATCGGGGAAGACCTGCTTGTAGGCGGGCGACTGCATGATGTCGCGAATGCGGCGACCCAAATCTTCTGAGTAGGTCTGATTGTAGGTGGCGACGATCACCGACTTGTCGGGATGGCGACCGATGTACCACGCCGGAAACATATTCGACGCCAGCGTCGTCTTGCCAAACCGGGGACCGATTTTGATGATCAGCCGCCGGAATTTGCGCGCGTCGATCTCCTCAAGGCCAGCGCCGATGACCCGGTGAAATTGCTGCGGCGAATACAGCGAATAGGCCGGATCATCGGCGTGGTCAGCGTCGGGCATCATCAACTGCGTGAACGCAATCAACTCCTCGCGCGCCTTGAGGATCGCGCGCTTGCGCTGCAGCAGCGTGAGATGCCGGTTGTTCATCGCGTTACCTTTCCGCAATCAGCGCACATCCAATGCACTGACTTCTCGTCATAGTCGATGCATCCGCCGCAGCACTGCAGCCAGCATTTCAGTCCCCACCAATTCCGCCAATACCTCAACCTCATCAGTCGTAGTTTCGATTCTTCGGTCGACCGACCGGTTCGGGATGTTTGGTGACATGCATCGGCACTTCCTTGCGGCTGACCGTGCCGGTGACCTCGCGACGGCCCGGCGTGCTGGCCGCTGGCGGTTTCTGCACGGCCTGCTGCACATCGTCCTGTGGCGATGAGTGATGCGAGTAGCGGTCGCGCGTGTCGGATGGCGGCGGTCCTTCGTCGGTGGTGTATTCGTCTTTGTTCTTCTGCATGATGCTCTCCTATTGTTGGTTTTTCTCCAGCCACTTGGAGACACGGTCGACCCACTGCTGGTTGGCGCGCTGATATGTCGGTGCGCCCTCAACGCCGCGCGCCATCAGGTAGTCGTGGCGGTACGGCTCATAGCCCAGCCTGCGGTAGGCGTTGATCATGTCGGGGAACATGACCTCTTTCGGCACGCTGGTGCCGAAACTGCCTTCGTAAGAGCCAGCCAGCTTGGTCGGATAAGTCAGGTGCAGCGCGCCCTCGGTAAACGTCCTGCCGGTGGGATCGGCGCGCGCGATGGACAGACCAGACGCGCCAGTCGGCACATTGAGCAGCCGCGGATCGGTCACTGCAAAGCGCGCCTCGGCGACACTGGGAAATCCGGCCTCCTGAAACTGCCGCGTATCCATGGTCTTGGCAAATTTGTTGCGCACATCACCGCCGCCCTCGCGCAGGTATGCGGCAAGATCATCGGCCTGCACGCCGGGCCAGTCACGAACCGGGCCGAAGTTGGCATCTGTCCTGCGCATCGCGGCATTGAACGAGCCAAGGTCTCTGCGGCCTACAGCGGCGTCGGCCAGCATGTTGGCCAGCGTGTCGGACGCATGATGCGAAAAGTCGACCGACCGCTCGCCCATCGCGGTGTACGGCAGGTAAACCGGCTTGCCGGTCGTCTCGGAAAGATCGCGCACGGTATTGCCCAGCCTGCTGGCGACACTCGGTGCCGATGCCCAAACCGCACCTTCCGGCGACTGCGCCGCCATGTAGCCATGGCCACCCTGCATCGTTACCGGGTTGGCGAGCGGTGTCTCGCCGACCGCGGTCAGTGCGCTGCCAGCAGCCGAACGGTCGCCCAGCGCAGGCAGCAGCAGACCGCCCTGCAAATCAGACGGCGTGATGATCTTCTCGGGCACTGCCGCAACGGCGGGATCAGGAACGTGCGTTGCAAACATTTCGGAGATTGGCCGCGGCAATTTTACTTTTGAGATGCCGTGCCAGAGCGCCGGGTCTCTCGTCACCCCGGCAATGCCGCCACCGCCGAAGCCGCCAGCCAAATCTTGCGTCTCTGTCGTGTCGGCGAGCATCTGCGGCACGCCGCCCTGCTGGTAGTTTGCAATGTCCTTCTGCGTCTGATCCTGCGCGCGCTGCAGCCAACTTGGCCCCAACGGCGACTGATCGTATGGTGACGGCGGTGGCGCAGTGCCCGACAGCAACCAGTCCTCCGGCGTCAAGCCGCCGTAGAAGGTTGTGCCGAGACCTTGGTCCATCAGAACCTCCGCCGATAGCCGAAGTGAACTTCGGGCGGCATTGGTCGCTCCGGCATCGGTTGATATTTGCCGGAAGCAAACAGTTCACCGAGCGGCACCGGCACCGTGACGTTGCCGGAGATTTGCGGTGGCGCGTTCGGGATCAGCGAGTTGATGTCGACCTGCGGCATCACATATCGCGGTGGCTGGATTGGTGGGGCAAATTGCGGCTGCTGATACGGCGCATCCTGCTGCGGTAGCGGCAGCGCGTACTGCGGCACGTCCTGCGGCATATCCCACAGGCTGGCCAGAGAATTGCCAAGCCACTCGTCATTCGTTGGCATCAGTCACATCTCAGAACATTCTGCGCATCAAACGAACAGCGGCAACATGCTGGCCAAGAGACCGACGCCGCCACCAGCATGAGGATAAGCACGCCCAAAGCGACGGCCAGCACCATATTGCGCTCGATCATCTCCGCTCTGGTTTCATGATCGACGGCGTCTCGATGCCCAGCGAATTACCGATGTAGTGACCACCGAAGAACGACCGGTCAGCCAACACCAACAGCGCGATCAGCGCGATGGCAAACACCAGATACCGGACGATGTCGAGGATCGGCGCGGCCATGCCCATGTTGGTAGCCAACCAGCCCAGCAGGATATCGATGATGTAAAGCACCACCAGCAGCACGATGATGCCAACGGCGAAGCCGATGATGCCGCCTGCAGTGAGGGCAGCACCGCCGCTGCCGAACAGCACGGCCTTGATGGCCAGCAGGATGACCACGGCGAGCACAACCCCGATGGCAATCTTGGCCACCTTCTTCATGGTCGGATCGACCTTCATCCAGTCGATGGTGATGAAGAACAGCGCGCCGACGCCGCAGATGACAATCAGCGTGATGACAAAATCAATCAGCCCTGAACCGGTCATTGTTTTCTCCTTCAGTCTCGCAGTGCTTGCCAAGTGTAAGAACCGCACACACCATCAACGACGAGATCATTCCGATATTGGAAGGCCATCACCTGCAGTTCGGTGGCAGGACCGAAGTCGCCGTCGATGCGCACGAGATGCACGCCTTCGTCGAGCAGTTGGCGCTGCAGCACCTTGACCCACGGCCCCTTGTCGCCGCGCTGCAGCACCGGCAGCAGTTTGTCGTCTTCGACCTTCGCCACATCCGCGGGCACGCCTTCCATGTCGATCTGCCAGAGGTGCTTGTCGTCGTAATATTCCGGCTGCGATTTCACCGAGAAGTGCGCGTGCAGGGTGTGATCGTTTGACCCGGTGTAATCGCGCCACCACCACGCCTCGTGATCTTGACCGGTGCCGCTGCAGATTTGCTTATTCCAGATGATATATTTGATGCGCTCGTCCTCGCTGGCGATAATCGAGTCGACCAGCGCCTGACACGACATGCCGTTCTCGGGATCGTCGGTGATGTCCTGCGCCGTCACCACCCACGTCCCGTCATCGTCGTAGACCCATGGGTTGTGATCGCTGGTCGTGGTCTGGTGGCTCTCGTCGCCAATCCAGCCATCCGACGACACGTCGCGGTTGGGCGCGATGGCGTTGATCTGATCGACCAGAACCGTCAGACACTCGGCGCGGCGGTCGGTCATTTTCTGCTCCGGTCGAAGCAGTCGCTCGCCATGCGTTCCAGCAATTTGTCCTGCGCGTCGAAGCGCGCGCGTGTGTTGGCCGCGACACTACGCAAAATGTAAAGTTCGGCGGTCAAGAACATGAACATGACAACAACCAGCGCAAACGCCACCGGATGCGACTTGAGATTGTCCGCGACCGTTTTGACGGTAGCGTTCATAACTTGACCATCACGTTCCAGAACGACGTCGGCGCAATGTTGTTGTGCGGTTGACCGCCGCCCGATGCCGTCCCACTGATGGAGCCACTGACGCTGACGGGCAACGCATTTGCGTGCGGCGTGACACTGTTAATAGTACCTACCGGCTCGCCGCCTGCCGTCTGCGCACTGCCGCCGGTTGTATCAACCGATGTCACGGCACTCCCGGCGCTACCGCTGCCGCTCATGCTCCCGCCCACACCCATGCTGGCCTGCTCGCTGGCAGTCAGCGTGTGAGTTTCCTCGCCAGCGACGGAACCAAGCGCATGCGCCGTCAGTCCAGCACCGGCACCGGCCACGGCCAGTGCGCGGCCCAGCGCCAGCGGCAGCTTGAGCGTCTTGTGCGCGGTAAAATCATTGACCGCGCTGACGCCGCGCCCGCCGGGCAACACCGGGCACAAGGCATCGGGGATGTTGGTCCAGAGCGTGATGAACAGCGCCTGCGTGTCGGCACTGGCACGCGCGGTGGCACCCGACGACGCATCACCGATGGTACCGTCGTTCATCATCACCCAGCCCGCATCGGCAATCGTCTTGAGCGTCAGTTTGGCGTCACCAGTGCTAAATCCCGATGTGGCCGCGCTGACCACATTCTGCACAAAGGCTGTCGTGGCAATGGACGTGTCGTTGTCACCCGGTGCGGGCGTCGGGGCGGTGGGGGTGCCGATGAAATTGGGGCTGTCAATCGGCGCGCGTGTCGTGTCGGTCGGGTGGGCGTGATCCTCGCGCGCATATTTTTGCGACACGCCGACCAGCGGCACGGTGCCGTCCATGACCGGCGCAGCAGTGCCCACCTGCCCGAGAACAAAGGCAGTGGTGGCGATTGACGTGTCGTTGTCGTTGACCGGCGGCGTCGGGGCGGTGGGCGCACCTGTGAAATTGGGCGAGGCCAGATTGGCTTTCTCGTTGTCTAACTCATAGAGCGCGCCCTGCACGTTGATCGACGCAATGCCGCCCGCAGGCACGTTGATGATGTCGGCGGCGGTGGCATCGGGGCCACCAGCAGCAACCACGTCATCGACGTATTTCTTGGTCGCCGCCTGCAGCGCGGCGGTGGGTGCGCCGACCAAGATCAGCGCGCCGGTCATGGTATCGCCAGTCTTGTCGACCTTGCCGCTGATCAGACCGGATAGTTCGGCATCAGCCGCCTGATAGTCGGTGATGATGGAGGCATCGGCATTCTGAAACGCGGTGCCGACAGCAGCATCCCCCGCATCGATGTACGCCTTGCTAACGCTGTCGCTGACAAAGCTGTCCCATTGCGTGGCATTGAAGGCACCGGGGCTGACCGCTGTGTTGCTGCGATAGAGGACGCCAGCCTGCACGACAAAGTCGTGCTGCGCGTACTGCGCCTTGGCGTCGAAGACGCGCACAGCGAGCAGCGGCTTGGTCGCGCCGGGCGAGGCCGGATCGGCATCGCCCACGGCGATCTGCCGGTTGGCACTGTTCACCACGATTTCGCCCGGCTCAACCGGCGTCGGAAACGCCGTGGCCGGATCGAAGATGCGTCGGTGACGGTAGTGCGAGGTCATTTTTTCGCCCGCGCCGGTTTGCTCGATGGCTGCGCCTCAGGATTTTGCGTGGCCTTCATCAGAAACTCGCCGATGGTCAGCGGCGGCTGGCCTTCGATGACGCGCAACCTGTTCTCATGGTCGTAGAGCAGCGTCGTTTCCGGCTGCGCTTCCGGCGGCACCGGTTCGGGTGGCACATAGGGGTCGGGCACTCCGCCGTCCGCAAGCCAGACCTCATACTCGGCGCGGTCGCGGTTGGCCGGATCGTTGGGGATTGATGCGCCGTCCGCTGTGCGGATGACAACGTCAGTTGCGGTGAGTTGGTATTCTGCCATTAGAGCCTCGCATCGAGGATGACGGGGGGCATGACGGGCGCGCTCTGCAATGTGGTTGAGTTGTTGCTGAACGTCATTCCGGTCAGGTTGAGCGCCGCGAAACCGGGACCAGCAAAAGCGCCAAAAGAAATGGTCCCCGTTCTGGTAACATAAGCAACACCGGGAAGCAGCAAGCTCCACGTTTGGGGCGTCGTTGGCGGCGGAGCGTTTTGGTAATTGCCATCAGCCCACGGGCTGGTGACTGTTGGCGCAGCCCGCATAGGCCCCATAGGAAAGGTAATCACGACGTTATTGGTAATCCCAAAGACAGGAAAGTTCGTTCCTGCGACACCAATCACGGTCAGGTATCGCTGGCACACTGCGAGTTCTTGCCCGTAACTCCGCATCACAAACGGCGACCTTGCAGCAGACGGCGCTTCGTTGCCGGGGAGGACGGTGACGCCAGTGATGCGGAAGATGTCGGAGGTTGCCGCGACGGCGTTGATCTGACCGGGTGCGGCGATATAGGTACCAGCAGTCCAAGCATTTGCCGATGGCGCGATGTAGTTAGCGCCGCAGCCAGCACAAAATTCGATTACCATTCCCATCGTGTTGTCAGTGGCCCACGTTCCGCTGGTGTCGCCGGGGATGGTGATGGTGTTGTACTGCGCGACGTCCGCAACATTGTGCGTGTAGGTGGAGGCATAAGTCCGAGTGCCTCCAGCACCGTTGCGGACAACAACGCTGTAAATGCCGGTTCTATGATGACCGGACCAGAAGCTGATGGTGATCGGCTGCGCGTTGGCCGTGCCCCATGCCAGCCGGGCAATGCGGTAGCCTTCAATGCAGTTATATATCTGGATGTAGTCGCTCACACCCAGCGAGGCCTGCGCTGTCGCTATCCCTGAAAATAATGCACTTGGAAATCCTAATGCAGAGAACACCCCTAGCAAACCAACGCTGGCTTGCGGAACCATTGCGCCAGAAAAACCAAGTCTCCAGCCATCACAGATATAAACTCCGGAGGTGGAAGTGCCACCACCTCCTTTTTCCTGACTGACCTCAAACCCGCCATTGATCTGCATACCGCCGTAAGCCATCGCGTCGAACGGCGCGGCGTAGGCGTTCTGCCGGGCCAGTTGCTGCTGTGCCGGGGTCCACAGTGTCGCCACGTCGGAGCGCACCGCCTTGGTGTCGACCGGATGAACGTGATCCTCGCGCGAGAAGTTGGTCGAGACGCCGACCAGCGCAGGCTTGGCGTCCATCAGCGGCAATGCAGTGCCCGGCGTTGCACTGACGATGCTGCCGCCCTGCGTCGTCCATTTCTCGCCGTCCCATGTGTATTGCGGGATGCCAGCAATCGGTGACGCCGGATATTTCTGGCCAACGGAGGGTGAGGCGGGGAAATCAAGCATCAGCCCTGCCTCACGCGATCAGTCGCGGTGAGTTGATAGTCTGACATTAGAGCCTCGCGTCACAGGTAAAAGTAGCGTCTATTATAAAGGTGCCGGTCGCAGTAACATTGACGACCATGTTCGCCTGTCTTGTGGATGCAGTGTTTGTGTTGAACGTGCAGTTAAACATGCCGTTTGCAGGTATAGCCAATGTCGGCACCACCCGTTTCTCGACAAGAAAATCAACAGAAACGCCCGCCTGACCTGCGCCCGCAACACCATAAGCAATCATGTACGCCCGCACTTTTTCCCAATATCTCTGACACGTCAGCAACTCCTGATCATAACTCCGCATCACAAACGGTGAACGCGCGGCAGACGGTGCTTCGTTGCCGGGGAGGACGGTGACGCCGGTCAGGCGGAAGGCATCGGAGGTTGTCGCGACGCCGTTCACCTGACCCGGTGCGGCATTGTAGCTTCCGGCAAGCCAAGTGTTGGCTGATGGTGCGATACCGGTTGACCCGCAAGCCACCGCAAAAACAACATTCATTCCGGCTGTGTTGTCGGACTTCCAAACCCCAGTCGTGTCACCGGGGATGGTAACGACGTTGTACTGCGGAACGTCGGCAACGGCCTGCGTGTAGGTGAAAGCATAGGAGCGATTATTTGCTCCGTTAACAACAGTGCCGCTATGCAACCCCGGCCTGTGATGCGCCGACCAGAAACCAAGCGTGAGCGGCTGCGCGTTGGCCGTGCCCCATGCCAGCCGGGCAATGCGGTAGCCTTCGATAGCCTGATAAATTTGCGTCACATCAGCAGCGCCAAGCGATGCCTGCGCTGTTTGCACTGTTATGCCCAAAGAAGCCGGGAAGCCCGAAACAATAGCGGATGTTTGTGCAGCGGTAACAGCCATCGCGCCAGCAAAATACAGCCGCCAGCCGTCGCAAGCCCAAGTGTTACTTACTGTCGTTCCATTAGTTCCCTTCTCCTGACTGACATCCATTGCGCCGTTGATCTGCAAGCCTGAGTACGCCATCGCATCGAAGGGGGCGGCGTAGATGTTCTGCCGCGCCTGCTGCTGTGCGAACGGCAACAGCATTTGCGGTGCGTCAACACGCACTACCTGCGATGCCGTCATGAACGCATTAATGTCGGGCTGCGGTGCGGCGATCACCCACTGCGTCGTGTTGCCGTCGTTGTAGCGAACGTAAAGCAGGCCGCTGTCACTCTCCCACCACAGCGCGCCATCGGGCACACCAGTCGGTGGCGTGTCGGACACGGTGAGTGATGATGGCGTCGGGATCGCGGCAATCTTGTTGTCGACGTATTGCTTGGTGGCAGACTGCAGGGCGAGCGTCGGATCGGCGGGCAACACCAGCGGCCCGGTCATCGTGTCGCCCGCTTTCGCCACCTTGCCGTTGACCGATGTGGTCAGCGCCGCATCGGCGCTTTGGTAGTTGGTGACGATGGTGGCGTCGGCGGTCTGGAACGCGGTGGTGACCGCGGCGTCACCGGCATCGGCGTAGGCCTTGACCGCGGCGTCGGTCGACATCACGTCCCACTGCGATGCGTTGAACGCGCCGGGATTGATCGCCGACTTGGCGCGGTAGAACGAGCCGCCCTGCACGACGTAGTCGTTGGTGGCGTAGGACGCGCGCGCATCAAAGATGCGAACGCCAAGCAGCGGCAGCGGCACGCCGAGCGTGCCAGCGGCGGCGTCGCCCACGGCAATTTGCCGGTTCGCCGTGTTGACGGCGATCTCGCCCGGCTCGATGGGCGACGGGAAGGCGGTGCCGGGACTAAACGTGCGGCGGTGGCGGTAACGCTGGCTCATTCAAGTTCTCCCGGTCGGCTTGCTTTGCACCGGCTGGCGGGTTGTTGGCGTCGTACTCGGCTTTGACCTCGTGCGCCTTGTTGTTCGCCCACATGGCGGTGGCGTAGCCGCGCACGACATTGAGCGGCGTGTCGGGCGGCAACCCGTAGGTTTCCGCCAGACGCTGCAGGCGCGGGATCATTCCGGCGGCTGACCGCCGACCGTGTCGCCGCCCGGCGCGCTTTCGGGATTTGGCGCGGGTGACGGTCCCGGCGGCTGGCTCAGCGGACCATCGGCGGGCGGATCGTCGCTTGCCGTCCCCGGCTTTTTCGGCGCGGGCATCGGCATCGGCTTGTGCTGCGGGGCGTCGTGCTTCTTGCGGTCGTCGTCAGCCATGGGTCGTCGTCTCCTCTGTTTGGGTTTGGCCTTGAGTTTCGTTTTTGCTTTCGGCTTCGGCTTTGCTTTGCGCCGTGTGCTGACCATCAGCGGCCTCGTTTGCTGGACCGCGCCGTCGCGGTGAACGAGAACGTCAGGCTGTTGCTCACCGTCTGCCCGTTGCGCACGGCGACCGGGCAGTCGGCGGGCACGGTGAACAGCGATGGCTTGACGCCGGTTGAGACCTGCGTGCCGTCGATGAACGTCGTCGGCTCACTCAGGCCGTTGAACGAAATGACGCTCGCCGGGGTAAAGCCGGAGCCTTCGACGACCATGTCGATATCGGTCGCATCACCGGCCACGGCGGTCGCCGGATTGAGTGCGGTGATGGCCGGGGCGGCGTCGGCGGGGATGTCGGGCGGCGGTTGAAACACCGGTTCGCCGTCGACCAACACTGATCCCGGCACGTCGCTGGTGACGCTGATCATGGCCGGGCCGGTGATCTCGGCGACCGAGCCTTCCTTGACTTCGATGTTGACAGCCATGGGCTTCCTCCCGTTTTCAGAATTGACCGGCATCCATGACGGCGAGCGAGACCCAGTTGCCGTCCTGCCGCGCGTAGGGCGAACCGTCCTGCGGCGCGTCGGCCCACGCAGCGGCGACCACGCTCCAGTTGGCATTTTGCCGCGCGTATTGCTGGCCATCCGATGGCGCTTCGCCAATGCCGCCGCCACCACCGGAGCCGCCGAGCAGAAATTTGGTGACGAGCGCCTTGTTGGCATCGGGCGGGTTGGTGGTGACAACGCCGTCGCCGATATCCGGCGGCACGGTCGTTGGCACCCACAGCGCCACGCGCATTGCCTGTGTCATGACGCGGCTCCCGGCTGATACCACACCGCCCATAGATGCGACGTGCTGGAGGGCGGCTGTGCCATGTGTAACGTGTTGCCGCTGGCGGTGTAATCGATGCCCGGCTCCTGCATCGCGCCGTCGAGGCTGACCATCAGTTGCGCACCGTCGCCGACGTTGGCATCGGTGGTGACGCCACCGCTGTCGAGATACTGCAGGTGAAAATCCTGCACCGTGCCGTCGGGGGTGAGCGCCTTGATCTTCCACGCATGCACCGACCCGGCGGCGACTTGGCCGGGGGGCACCAGCATGTCCCACTGCACCGTCGAGTTGGCGGTCAGCTTGGAATTGATGTGCAGGATGTTACCGACGTTATCGACGGTGTAGTCGAGCGTCGGCACCAGCCGCACGCCGTTGACGTGCACGTCACTGGGAGAGACGCCGACCACCGGGGTGGCCCCGTTGACATCGGCACCGGAAAAATCCTGCTGGTTGGTGGTGGCGGTGTAGACGTAACTCGCCTGAAACGTCGCGGTGAGCGACACCGACTTTTTCCAGACGAGACCGTCCCAGACATAAAGCTGGCCGGTGGTGCTGTCGAAATAGATCGACCCCGGCAGCAGCGGCGACGGCACGGTCTGCCCGGTGTTCGGGTTACTCTCGCCTGCCAGCGGCGGGTGATCCCACGCGCCGAGATAGTACAGGCCCACGGTGCCGACCAGTTGCTGCGCGCGCAGCGCCCACCATTTGCTCGACCACATCCCGGCGACGCCGCCCTCGACCGGCTGGTAGTAGAGGCCGTGCGGAAACGGGCTATCGGCGATATAGGCCGGGGCGGCGGCGGCATCGACCACCGGCCCGGCAAGAAACTCGGCCCACGCCAGCGCCTCGTTCTTGTCGGCCTCGGCGTTGTCGGCCTGCGCCTTGGCGTAGTTGCCCCAGTTCTCGGCGTCGGTGGCGTCCATGTCGACCGACGAGGCGGCGCGGCTGGCGACGTCGGCAGCGTATTCGGCAAAGCCGCGGATCGCGCTCATGCCCGACGCCAGTTGCTTGGCCACTTGCACTGCGGCCTCGGCATCCTTGGCGTAGAGCGAGGCGTTGCGTTCGGCCTCGCGCGCGGCAGCCGCGGTCCCGGTGACGGTCAGGGCGACGGGGGCGATCTTGGCGTGAATATCGTCAACGATCTTGTCGAGGAAGCCGGGGACGAGGTGATCCTTGGTCACCGTGTTGTTCTTGAGCAGGCCGTCGTCGCGCCTGATCTGCGCCAGCGCGGCCTGCGTGGTGCGGATCGCCTCGATGAGTTCGATGAACTGCGCGTCGAGCCGGTCACCCGGGGGCTGGTCCTTCGGGTGCGCCTTGGTCCAGTCGCTGAAAGAGAACAGGCGCGCGGGGCGCTTGACCGTCGTCACGGCGGTAACTTTAGGCTTCCGGTGTTTTGGCGCTGGAAGCGGAGCGCGGCCCTGCCGGGGGCGTGACGAGCAGGCTTTAGCCTATACACCCGCTCCGCTTACTTTTCCAGCAGGCGCATGATCTTTGACGGGGACGTGCCGAGCGCCTTGGCCAGTTTGCCCAGCATGCGCATGGTCGGCGATTTGAGGCCGCGCTCGACCTGACTGACATAGGTCGGATGGATGGCGGCAGCGTCGGCCAGTTCTTCCTGCGACAAGCCGCGCTCGCGGCGCAATTCGCGCAAGACCTTGCCCAACCGCTTGATATCGTTGCCGCCGCCCGTCATCCTCCTTGGTTTGCGTCTTCGCATACTTGAGTACCAGAGACTAAAGTCTTCGGTTTAGCGGAGGGCATAAACAACGCATTGGGCAATATTACGTTCCGGTAAATGTTTTTTGACATAGGGTGCCTTGACGGTGCGCGCGTGTGGAATACGGTTGCTACACTCGGGGTTTCACAACCGGGGTTTCCTTTGCCCGCGGGGCGATGAAGGGGGTCACCGTGCCAAAACTGTTTCCTATTCACATCGAGGTCGAGGAACTGGCGGTCGGGCGCGTCATGCGCGTGCTCAACAGTCTCGACGGTGTCGCCAAGCTGCATCTCGATCTCGACCGCGACAAGGCCGTCAAACCCAACGGTGCGGGTGAGCCGCGCGGGCCGTACAAGACGCGCAAGCAACCAGTCACACTGGCAGAGACCGGCGACGAGACGGTGATCAAGGCGCTGTTTGCCAAGTCACCGCTGACGGTGCCGCAACTGCGCGACCTGTTCGTGGCGCAGGGCCGCTCGCCCAAGTCGATCAGTTCGGTGTTGCACAAACTCAAGCAGGACGGCGAGGTGCTGATCAGTGACGACGGCTACATGCTGACCAAGAAGGCGCGCGACCGCATGCGGCACAAGGTCAGCAGAAAAAGCAGGCGGTGATGTACGTCCACAAATACGAAAATGACCGGTGGTGGGTCGGCTACCTGACGACGCAGACGTTTCCCAATGGGACATCGATGCATCACTTCCACGATCTGCGTCAATGCGCATCGAGCGAGGAAGCCGCGGCCTTCATCAACTATCTCAACGGCGGCGATGGCCGCGAGTTTGAACCAACCGACAAAAGTCCGTGAAGGAGCCATGCATGGCGCGCGTCTTCATCTACCGCAATTATCGTTTCATCGACAAAGACCCCATCATCGATGCCGTGCGCACGGTGGTGAAGTCGGAAGAACACCTGAAAAATTCGCACGTCCACCAGATCAGCGGGGTGGCCACCGCCACGCTGGACAACTGGTTTGATGGCGTCACCCGCCAGCCGCGCAACTCCACCGTCTGTCAGGTCACCGCCGCGCTCGGCTATGTGCGGCGCGACGAGTTAAAGCCTGACGGCAGCGTGGTGATCGGCTTTCGCAAGGCGCGCGAGTACGACTGGGAAAAGGAGATCGAGAAGCAGGCCGACTTCTTTCTCAAGACGCACGGCCCGCCGAAAAAACGCAAGGCGAAGAAGAAGGCGAACGGCAAGACCGAGTAGTCAGCGACGGGGACGAAACGTCTGGAGTTGAAAATGGTGAACGCGGGTGAGTTCACTGGGATCGTCGAGACCCTGCTGGGTAGCG